GCTACTAAATATAAATTCATTAGCTTTACTCATTGGAGTAATTTTCTTTTTGGTTGTATTTGCTCCTGGTTTTCTACCTGGGAGAGCATTGATAGGCGGCGCTTTCATTTCGGCATTAAGTTTAGCTAATTCTTTTTGATCATATGCACCAACGGTAATCGGCTGATAATATCCTTTATCTTTTAATGATTTAAATTCTTCTTGATGTTTGATACTCTCGTCAACGGTAGGCAATCTTCCGGTATCCATACTCGTAATTACCTCGTCTGGTGTTAATATACCAATTTCACCCAATCTTGTTACCGCCCGTACCCATTCAACACTATCCTCTAAATCTATCGTTTCAAATTTAGGCGTTGGACAGGATTTAAATCCTAACATCTTTGATATTTTTTTCATTTCTGGTATCAAAAAATTATTAAAGAAAACCTCACGCGCGCGCATGAGTCTTCCTATAAATATCTTTACTTTAATAGATTGATTTGCAAATTTTTCTCCTCCATCTCCGCCGCTTAAAATATCATTTAATCCATTTTTAATATCTTCATTTACAACTTTATATTTCTGAGGATTTAGAATATCACCAATCTGTGGAATAATAAATTCTGCTTTAGTTGTAAAATCGTTAATAAGAACCCTTCCAACACTTTCGTTCTGGAATATGGTTTGTAAAGTATTTATCATGTCTTTATTAACACAGTAATTACCATCTTTGTTTTGATAACCAACAGTAATTAAAAGAATTGCCTGCTGGACTGTTCTTGAAATTGCTTGATCTATTCGTTTTAATTCTGATTTCCATTGAATATCATCTAAAACTGGGAATATCATAGGAACTGAAAATGCTTCATAATCCTGCTTTTTATAAAAAATAGCATATATTCCATTTGTATTTAACGTTATTTGAATAGAGGAATCTCCACTACTAATGGCATTTTTAACTTCGTCTGGTAAATTATTGAATATAGCTTTATCGATATCGTTTTTGGGATTTCTTAACGATTCTATCTCATAACCATTTAAAACCTTATAATAAACCGGATCAACAAAGGTAGAAGATTGTAATATGTGGATATCAGCAGGATTAAGAATTATATATTTAGCAGGAATTTGAACTGTTCTTGCTGCCAGTGCTTCATTTAACTTAAATTCTTTTATCCAGTTATTTACATCTTCCTGTCCAATCCTAATATTTAATGGATATAAAAATACATTACCAGATCTCCAATACTCTCTAAAAAACCTATCTTGTAAATCGTATATATTAACATTTCTAAAGTATGCCTCAAAAAAGTTACGAGACGTCTCATTTCCACCATTTAGATAGATTTTGGAAGTACAGAACTCAGTCATTACATCAATAACATTTCTAACAATCGAAAAATTAAAATAAGCCTTTTGACATAAAGTAATTGTATCCTGGGCTGAAATCGTAGTTTTACCACTCTTTTGTTTATAGAGTGTAGGTAAATACCCTTGGTCGATATTATTAAATCTATTAAATGGTTCAACCAGCGTTGAGCGATTCAACCTAGTTGCCGCCTTCGATGTTTTTAATTCGTTATCAATACCCAATGGGGTTATTTCTTTTGAAATATCATAAAAATCAATTGGTGTATTTTTTATGGTGGTAGATATGGCATTTACAGTCTCAGCATTAATCTGTTGTTCTTCTTTTACGTATATTTTTCCTTTATTATCCCTATAAGCATTGGCTATATTGCCCTCTTTGAATTCCCTCCATGCCTGCATATAAGTTTTTCCAGAATCCTCGGCGTATTTTGATAATGTTTTGTCCATAACTGTATATATTACACTTATTTCATGTTATTACATTGTATTTCAGCATTTTTCATTGAATCTTAATCTCTTTGCTTCCGCCCGATCTATCTCAATTTCCCTATCTACTCTTGACTTAGGGTTGATGTAAGGAAAAAGAGCCCTTATTTTTCGCGCAATTTGATTTTCCTCTATTTCTTTAAGTTTCTTCTTTAAAAGAAAATCTATTAAATCTTTTTTAATCAAAGAATTTCTAAATCAGTTAAATATTGTAAATCCATTTTTCTTATATTATTTTTTATAGTAAATATCCTTTTTATGAATGATGCTGCCTTAATCCGACCATCAATAAACACAATTTGAGAATTTAGTGGGTATAATTCTAGTATTTTTCTGGCCTGATGTTGTATAAAATCAGGAGTAGCTTTTATTCTTTTAGTATGCGGCAGGAATTGTAATGAATTTAAATTTTGAAATTTTTCTTCAACCATAATAATTAAATACCCACCATCTTTCTTACACCTTTCTAATTCTCTGCAAAATCTATCAAACCCCTGGCTTAAGGTTCCACAAAAATCGGTCAGTGATTTTCGCTCTATATGTATTTTATTATTATTTTCTATTGTATAATCGCCATAATTTAGTTTATTAATCTGAATATTATCAAGATTTAATATAGACTGCTCCCGAGTATCACAAATTATATATTCATAAGAATTACCAAACTCTGGTTTTAGTTTATAATCAAATTTTTGAATTAAACCACAATCAGAACATAATTTTACATAAAAATCATCCCCAAATCTATTATTTATATATTTTATTGTTGGAAACATTATAGTCTTAATCTCAAAGTGGCTAGGAGCATATATTAAGTTTTTTAATGTTTTTCTTTTTATTAGATACTCTTTAAGATAATTCTTAACAATATCATCATTATTATTTTTAATGAAATTTTTTAATGAATTTCTATCATTAAAATCATTAATAATATACGATTCTATACTTTTAAAAGATAACTGTTCTCCAGTGAATAAATCTTTCTTTGGAAAATGTCTAAAATAATAGTTTTTTTCTGTAATTTTATGTTTTTTATAGAAATGGGCGCGCGATTCAACGGTTTCGCCGCAAATATTGCATTTATTAATAATACTATTATAGTCCACAGCTTATGATAACTTCTAAATTTTCTTAATTCAACTTTAACTTTAGTAGTAAATTAGGTAATATAATAGTAAGGACAATAAATGTCAAGTGTAATCTAATAGCTTCTAAAATATCATTATATTAATTAATGTCATCCAAAAAACCCACCTTTGAGGAATGTTATAAAGAAATAAAGAGAATAGTGGATTCAAAGGCCGAGAAGTGGCAATTAACATCAATACAATGGATAGATTTTGAGGACGTTTCTTCAATTATTGTTAACCATATATTCAAAAAATGGTACTTATGGGATCACACGCGACCCTTAGCTCCCTGGGTTGCAACGATAGTTAATCATCAAATCAGTAATTTAATAAGAAATCATTATTCCTCATTTTCTCGTCCATGTCTTAAATGTGAATATAATGATGGTGACAATTCATGTGCCTTATATGAAACCCAATGCGATAGTTGCCCATTATTTGCAAAATGGAAGAAGTTTAAAAAACGAGCCTACGATGTTAAAATACCTCTTCCGATAGAGAACCATGAACAAGAAGTGCAAGATATCCTCCATCATGATAATTTCGATTTAGAAAAAACATCCCAAAAAATCCACGAAATAATGGAAAAAGAACTAAAGCCATTAGAGTGGAAAATCTATAATTTAATGTTTATTCAGGACATGAATGAAAAGGAAATAGCCGAAAAACTAGAATATAAAACGTCAGAAAAAAATCGCGCGGCTGGTTATAGAACTATTTATATGGCTAAAAAGAAAATACTAGAAATAGTTAAAACAAAAATCAGAAACAACGAAATAGATTACTAATAAAATGCAAGAAGGCCAGCCGGAACAAGAAAAAACAATTGACGAAATAGTTAGGGAAAAATTATCTCTTACAGATGACCATAAAACTACTATTTTAGAAATCTGGAATAAAAGAGTTAATAATCCGCCCAGTATTCTAGAACTGGCGCGCGAATGTTTTGGAAATCATATTACAATTCATTCCTATGAAGTTAAATTAGTAAAAGAATTTATCGCTTCATGCAAAGTCAAAACAAAAAAAACAACACCAGTAAATGAAAAAATAACCTCACTAACAAGCGAACAAAAAGAAAATATAATTAACAATCTAGGAAAACCAACCCTCGAAATTACAAAAATAATCTTTAATAATTCAAATTTAACTCCTTTGCATCAAGAATTTAAACTCGTTCATACCTTTTTACAATCAATACAACCGGAGGCAAAAAAACAAGTTGACGAATCTTCAGAGGAAAACAACCTATACAAACCCCCAAAAACACTCCAACAGGCTGCGAAAAGAATAAATAAATATATAATGGATTGCATAGAAGAAAAAGATATTGAAAAAAGTAGCAGAGTCCAAAGTTTTTTAAAAGGCGTAATTCGATTTACGCATATGCATAGATACATAAATATTTATAATAATTTCCAAAACAAAAAGGATAAGGAATTATTTGAAGCAAGTTTTATTCGTTTTATATATGACAAACCAGATCTTCAGGAATTAGAGTTAGATTTAATATGTAATTTGTGTTGCGATATTGTTAATTATACCAATATGCAAGGCGAATTAGACCAGTTAAAGCAAATGAGAGACGATTGCCTTGATGATTCAGAAGGAAAAAGAATGTCTATGAGTCTAGTAGAGGAAATGAAGAATATTCGCAAGGAAATGGACGACAATCATAAAAGACAGGCAAAAACGGCAGAAACACTAGAAGGATCAAGAAAAGAAAGAATGGATTTAAGATCAAAAGAAAGCACAAATCTTTTGCAAGTTCTAGATTTTTGGAGACAGCAAGAATACAGAAAACAAATGATTGCCCTCGCAGAAATACGAAAAAAGAAAGTAAAAGACGAGGTTGAGAGAATCAAAACAATGGATGATCTAAAAATACAAATCTTTGGAATTACTCCAGAAGAAATGATATCCTAATGCTATACCCAGGAAATCAAATAGTTAGGTGTGAAAGAGATTTCACGGAAGAAATTCTAAGAATCGAAGGGGAATTAGATGATGTTCAAGCTAAAATAACTCTTATTAGATTTTTTAAGCAAAATCTTGGATTCATGCTTTATCTTTTAAGTGGTGTTGAAATAACTGCATTTCAAGAAATATTAATAAAATGTATTTTTAAAAGAGACAATGGTTTAATTGTTGCGGCTAGAGGCGGTAGTAAGAGCTTTTTAATTGCCGTGTTATGTATTTTATACCCATTACTCCATTTTAATTCTAAAATGTGTTTAATTTCTCAAAATTTTCGAAATGCAAGAAAAATTCTAGAAGAAGCAGAAAAAATACTATGTTCAAAACAAGCAAAATTACTAAAAGCATGTTTTAAAGGAACTAAGCAAAACAACATTATTCAACGGGCTCCAGATATGTATCGCGTATATTTGGAAGATCCCAGTAATTCAGAAATATCTGCCTTGCCACTATCAGAAGGATTGCGCGGAACCCGCGCGTCGTTTGTTTGTGTTGATGAGGGGCTTTTAATTGACGAAGATATTCAAACATCCATTATTCAACCATTTCTAACGGCTAGACTCAATGCTCAAGAAGAAATAGAAATTAGAAGACGCGAAAATGAGTTAATAAAAGAAGGTGTTATCACAGAAAATGATAGAATTTCATTTCCTAAAAATAAATATTTTGTATTTTCCTCGGCTTCTTATAAATTTGATTATCTATATACTTTTTTTAATAAAACTATAGAAAACACAATAAATCCACCAAAACCTACTACAAAAGAAGACATAATCGAGGAGCCACCAACATTTTTTGTCTGTAGATTTTCTTATAAATATATAGAGCATGAAAAATATGTAGACATGACACAAATAAATGCTGCTGCCTCTAATAATGGATATTTAACTGATTATTTTAGAAGGGAATATGGGGCGGAATTTGTTGATTTTTCAGATACTAATTATTTTAATCCTAAAAAATTAAACGCCTGCACTCATAAACCTGGGTCATGGCCAACTACACAAATAGTTGGAACTAAAGGAAGTGAATATATTCTTTCTATTGATACCGCCTACTCGGAATCACGAACCGAGGATTATTTTGCCTTTACTGTCCATTTACTAGATAAAGAAGAGAGAAAAATAACGCAAGTAAATACATATGGAAGATTTGGGGCGGATCTTAAATCACATTTTGAATATTTTACTTATCTTTTGACTCATTTTAATATTGTTTTTATTATTATTGATGCTTCAGGAACAGAATTTATCCATAGCTATAATGAATCTTTATTTGCCAAAGATAAAAAAATTCAATTGAATTTCAATCACGCCGAATTTGATACAGATGACGCATCTGAATATGCAAAGCAATTAAAAGATTTTAGAAATAATTATAATTTATCAACTAAAAATATTGTATATGCTCAGAAATTCTCTAGTTCTAATAGTTCAATAAGAAGAATGAATGAATACATGCAGGGGCGGGTAAATGCAGAAAAATTATGGTTTGCATCTGCCTGTCTCTCGAATGAAAGAGCATTTAACCATTATTCTTCTATCCAATTACCTTATAAATTTAAAGATAATAATGACAAAGAATTAAATATTGGTGAATTTATTGATTTGCAAGATTTTTGGATAAATGAAACAAAATCCCAGATTTCACTTATTGAAGTATATGCTAAAAAAGGCGGAACGTTAGCTTATGATCTTCCAATATCAATGAGAAATCTTAGTGGAAAAAATAAAATACGCCGCGATCACTATACTTGTAATTTAATGGCGAATTGGGGAGCTAAAATTTATTTTGATATGATATTTAATCCACCAGAGGAAGAGGTTCAGACTTTTCAGCCAATTCTAATTTAATATCTCCCAAGAGGGTCATAGTAAATTTTTTTATTTTCCTCAGCTTCCTGTATGCTTCTTTTGTATAGACGCTCTCTTCGGTATTGTTGCGCCCGCCGATTATTTATTTTTACCATTTCAGGATTTTGAAGTTTCCAGAATTTAATCCTTGCGCGTCTATATTTTTTTGTTTTTTCGTATCTTTCTTTGGCATATTTACATTCACATTCTTTACAAACGTTTCGATATCCATCTTTAGATTTCTTTAATATACCAAAATCATCTAGATCTTTCTTTTGTTTGCATTTTATACAATTTTTATTTCTCTCATATATTTCGACTTCTAAATTTTCTAGACTGTCGTTTGGCGTAATACTTATTAAACTTGAAAAGTCATTATTTATTAAACGATTTTTTAGAATTTTAATATTTTCGCTATTATCCATATTAAACTCCACACATTCCTTCACATTCGTTATTAAAATTATTTATATTTTTATCATCTGTTTTAAAAACAACCTCATCTAAAGGCTTAAGACTTCTGTGTAAAAATGAACTAGATTTTGCGCCCCTAATATTATTTCTAATTTTTTTATCTATTAATACAGCCTTCTGGAATTCTTCTGGATATTCTGTTTTTAATTTATTCCATATATAATCACTATGATATGGGCAAAATACACATGCTGATTTTGGCGGTTCTTTATAACCATTCTTTTTCATCCACTCTAAACAATCGCCGCGACTCATATTTAAATCGATTAGTGGATATACATTTTCACAATACAATAATTGATTATCCTTCATTCTAGAGGCTTCATCTATTGAAATACCTATTAATTGTTTTACCAGAATAGTAGATGGAGTTCTTCGATTTTCTTCTATTTGCAATAATTCTCTTATTTTATTTTGGATTGGAATTATTTTATATTCGGATGTACATTGTCTTTTTAGTTGTCCGAGTTTATTTTCTTTTCCGTTTACGAAAAATGGAACCCCGCACCATCTTCTTCCTTTGTTACAATTTTGAATTTCTTCTTCTAAAGTTCTTACTTTATGCCTAACAATATATACTGGAAAATTAAGTTTAGGAATTAAATAATCTAACCATTCATATACATTTTGCGGTTCCGAACCCGTATCGGCAAATATAGCGGCGTCTATTGGTTCTACTTCTCCTTTAGTTATCATTAAAGCTAAACAAGAAGATTGAACTCCGCCGCCGAGACTTAATATTCTTAATTGTTTTCTTTTCTTTGTTAAAATATCTTTAATTATTTGACTGTATAAAGATAACGATTGTCCAAATTTTATATTTTGTTTTGTCGCTATATATCTTTCACGATTTAGAGTAGACTGGCATTTTCTACAGAAAGATTGAAAATCTCCATTATTACCCTTTTTATTAAAATCGCGGGTAGGTTTATTTTCCTTACATAAAACACAAATTTTATTTTCTTCCATTATTAAAAATTCTTAATTTAGGAATTTACAGTTAATAATATTAACTATTATCAGGAATCTGTAATTCGGGTAGCGGCGTATTATCTGCGATAGTTTTATAATAACTTCTTACCTTTTGCGGATTATTATCTCTCCATTGTCTAATTTGAAGTAATCGTTTTTCTCTATTTTTAAGGTAGGATTCTTTAATTTTAGCCGAATCGCACGGGCGGCAGTAAGATTTCAGGCCGTCTTTTGATTTTGTTTGTTTTCTAAACATTGAATCTTCTTTAATTCCCTTACATATGGAGCATTTTTTCATTTTTATTTTGCTTTTTAATTTACTTCTAAAGAAAATTACACATCATTTGGCGGCGATTTCTAAAAAACAGTTACTAGGAATAATAAAATATCATACTTTAAATAAAATATCATATTTAATAATAAAATATCATTTCTTAACCGCGCGCGGGCTTTGACTTCTAAAGATTTTTATAAAATATTAACTTTACTTTCTTTTGAATTTTCCCTTGATAAAACATTCAGATAAACAATCTATAAGATAAGCAATCTATAAACAAAAAAAACATCATTATTAATTTTAAGGTTGACTTCTAAAGATTTTTTTTACATTACATTGCCATTTTATAGCCAAACAATATAACAAATAAACAATAAAAGCAAAAGTTGGCTGACTTCTAAAGATTTTTTTTAGAAGATTATTTCCCATTTAGTTATTTACTTTTCCTTCAGTAATTAAGAGCAGCTAAAGAAAATAAAGGTTATTTTTCAATATTAGATTGTAATTAGAAAATTATTGATTGACTTCTAAAGATTTTTATAAAATTATTTTGGAGAATACGTGATACCCCGTGCGCCGCGCGCGCCGGTCATAAGGTCGCCTAATTTTCAGGATTAGGCGGGGTGATAACATGTTGGCATGATTCTTGCTTGGGGGTGAGCTGGCATGATTCGTGCGTGACTGGGATTTTAATGTCTACTGGATTAGTAGACTTTAAAACCAGTGTTTAAATCAGACGGGGGTGGCTGGGAGGACCCGGGCAAAAAAAAAGCCCCCCGCTTGCGCGAGGGGATGAATGAGAGGCGAGACTACTTGGTGAGTTGCCAAACCTTTGCCAAGGTTTCAAGGTGTTTGGCCACCCCTTCCCGGTCAAAGGTTTTCTCCGCCACTTTGGCGTTGCCATTCCGGAGCGCGTGACAGGCAACTGCGAACGCTTTCAAGACTAACTCGCCTTGAACCATTGGTAAGCCCCGGGGCTTGCTATCGTCGGGCTTGCTGGCGTCGGGCTTGCTGGCGTCGGGCTTGCTGGCGTCGGGCTTGCTGGCGTCGGGCTTGCTGGCGTCGGGCTTGCTGGCGTCGGGCTTGCTGGCGTCGGGCTTGCTGGCGTCGGGCTTGCTGGCGTCGGG